GAGAGCAAGAGGGTGTAGTCCCTAACTTGGTCGATAAGGTCACGCTCGGAGAAGGGACTGGCATTTCATGGAATGAAGTCTCTATGGCGCAATTGACTGCGCAGACAGTCACTGAGACCACGCGACTCGATAACCCACAGCAGATGTCTGATACTTTGCTGACGATCACTCCTACAGTGGTAGGTATCCATACCCTCATCACTGACAGAGTGGCGGCGCGTATCAGCAAGAACGCTTACGCTAAGGTAGGCGGTCTGGCTCAGAATGCTATTCAAAGGAAGAAAGACGAAGACGGTCTGACCGCCATTGACGGTGCGTCACTGACCATCGGTGGTTCTGGCTCAGCCCTTACAACGGGTATGATCGCCGCCGCTGTCTCTCGTATCTCTTCTGATGCAGACGAGCCTGGCAACCCACCGTATCGTGCAGTCCTGCACGGATTCCAGATCAAAGACCTGTATGACGCAGTTGCATCTATCTCCAGCGGCAACCCTCCAACGACTACTGGGTACACCGATGGACTAGCGGCACGTGTCTTCCAAGAAGGATTCCGTGGACGTATCCACAACTGTGAGATATACGAAGACGGTAACATCGATGCATCCAGCAACGCCGCTAAGGGCGGTATCTTTGCACAGGAAGCATTGATCCTTGTCCAAGGACGTTCTCCGCGTACAGAGACTCGCAGAGAGCCACATATCGGCGGCGGTTCCACTAGCGTATTCCTCTATGATGAGTATGCATACGGTGAGCGCAGTGCAGGTAACTGGCTATTTGAAGTCGAAACTGACGCAACGCTACCAACTACTTAATGAATAATCGCCGCACTATTTGGTCTAAGGCTTATGGTCCTATACCAAAAGGGTGGGTGATTCATAACTTGAATGGACAACCTGCGGATGTGCGGCTAGAGAACCTAGCCGCCGTCCCTAGAGACAATATCTTTCTGGCAACCGCGCCCTATAGGGAGCGAATACGAAAATTAGAGCTAAAGCTCAAACAGATAGGTGAACAAAATGGCCCAATCGGGTAACGGCAGAATCAGATTATTTAATGACTTCTACGGCCTTGAATCTACTTATTTGGCTATGACTGCAGACCCTGCGTCTGCTCTTGCATATCCGATGGGTGATTTCTATGGTGGTGGCGAAGGTATTGAAGATGGCGATGCTGGCTTCAAGCCCAGTACGGTTGCACCGCTTTCTGGTGCCATCCAGATCAACAGTGCAGATACTGATGCTGATACTGCATTCATAGGAACACAGCTTGGACTTGATGTTGGTTTGATGGGTACGATTACCATGGAAACCAGAGTTCAAATCCCAGACATGGATACCAAAGAGATATTCTTTGGGCTGACCAGTATCCTTTCTGCGGACGAGCAACTGGAAGACATTGTTCAAAATGCATCATCTACTACTGTTACGATGCCAGCAGACCTTGTTGGCTTCTATTTCAGCGATGAACTCGGAGATGATGAGGCTTGGCATGGTCTCCATAGTGGCGGAACCACTGCCGCTTCTACGACTACTACTGCGGTATGTATTGGTGGTACAGGTGACTCCACTAGCATTGGGCCAACGGCTGGAGAATGGCAGATACTTCGTTTAGAAGTAGATGTCAATGGCACAACTAGGTGGTACGTGGACGGTATACTCCGTCAGACTGTAGTAGGAGCATGTTCGACAACTTCGAACTTTGCCGCCTGCCTTGCCGCCGCCGCAAACACAACTCAAATGGCTATCATGCATTGTGACTATATAGAAGTTACTGCTAATAGAGACTGGACTGTATAGTTCGGTTATAGCCCAGGTCAGACCCATGCATGCAAACGCAACGGCTGGCCTGGGCATACCCTAATTAAGGGACGATATGACGACACGCAGAGGATTCCGATATGACGGCGGCAGTTCACGGCTAGAAGTAACAGTCGATGGAACGATAGTAGCTAGGTTTAACAATGTAGCCCCTAGCTTATCTGTTGTTAACGGGATCACATTAGATGGCACAGTAACATTGAATGACAGTGCACAATGGACAGCTAATGGCTCTGGAACTGTCACGATATCCAATGTTGCACCATCAGGAGTTGGTACAGCTACTATAACCAAGTGGCTAACTGTCACAGATAATAGCGGCACAGTGATGTATGTGCCTGCTTGGACGTAGGAGATGGCATGTCTCTACTACCAGCAACGCTTGAAGTCAGTTACGACGAACCAGCGTTTAACCTTTCAGAATTAGTTCAGCCTACTCCTGTAGGAGAGCCAAGACGTTTCCAGATAATTCTGGTCATACGCAACGACGCTCTAGCTGAATACCGCATAGACCTAGGCCACGCTAGCAATTTCACCACACCTGAGTTTCGTATACCTGGCGGTGTAGTAGATGAATTCAATGGTCGAGGCGAGATACTACATACAGTAGGTGAACTGAAAGATATAGCAGATGAGATGCACATGCGTTCAGCACCTGTAGTGCGTACGCGTAATGTGTGGGACGACTATTATGATCAACTAAATGGCAAGGGGAGTTTATGACACAGAATATCAGCGAAATATTGGAAGAGCTTGCAACCAATCCTGGATCAGATAGCATTACAGAGGCTCCAGAGCCAGGCGTAAATGCTATGAGAAACGAGATAAACACTACTTTCCCTGATTCGACTATCCAGTCTGCAGGGTATGTGTATATCTGGGATACCCAGACTGGCAAGCAAAGTGTATGCAACCGCAATATGCTGACTTCTACACTTGGGAAACTTCGCAAAGATGGGTCTCGCTTTTTCACTACTATCAAGCCTGATTTCGAGCCGCAAGGCGGCACATTCAAGTGCACCTTGCATGCAGACAATGAGAACCGAGAGCTTTATGACTCTCTAGGATTGGCAGTATGTACTAAAGATGATCTAGATTCCCCCTACCAAGTAACGCGCCACATGTCAACGCGTCACCCGCAAGAGGCAGAAACTATCAACGACTTAGATGCAACTGCTCAACGAGAAGAGGACCGTGAGTTTCAGAGACTACTCTTGCAAGCCGCCGCGCAAGGCGTTAATACCACTGCACCTGCTCCTGATCCCACACAACCGAAACCAGATAAAGAACCTGTGGTCGTTCAGTGTGAAGAGTGCGGAGAAGAGTTCAACGGTCTTAACAAGATGATAGCTACCAACCGCATGAAGTCTCACACTAAGAGCGAGCACGGAGGTTAACGTGGGTATAGTAAGTAACACAAGCATCCTGGCTGCTGATGGGCAGGCAACAAGCTATCCAGCTACCGTGTACTGGATGTCTATTTCTGCTGGTGGTACTGGTGGCAGATTGCAACTCAATGACAGCACCGACGATAGCGGGACGGACTTGTTTGATGCAAACGTACCTGCGGATAGCATGACATTCTTGGGTAATCTGGACTTAACATTCAACACCGCAGTATTTGTGGACATCCCTGGATCTAATATCATAGTGACGGTAGGACATAGCTAATGGCTAACGAGTTCAAGCACAAAGACCCAGGTTCAGAGTTAACTCAAGCTGAATTTATAGCCGCCTGTGGCGACGGGCATATCTTTGCGTGTCAGGCTACTGGCGATATAGTTTACGCTTCATCTGCCACGGTATTATCGAAGTTGGCTAGAGGTGCGGCTAATACAGTCCTGTCTATGGGTGGGTCTTGTATCCCTGCTTGGACTGCTTCTCCATCGGTGACTGACTTAACTATCGGTGGTGGGTGTATTACGCTCACTGGTGCCGCTACTGATATAGACCTTATAGATAACAATGCTTCTGCTCTTAGCTTTGATGCTTCTGGCAAGACTGGCATCATAGATATCGTTACGACCAACTGCTCAGAAGGCGTAACTATGAGCGGCACACTCGGAGTTACTGGCGTCCTCACTGCTACAGGCGGGATAGAACTCAGTCATGCGTGCCAGAATACACTCACTGGTTCGGGTGGCGTTCTAAGCATCCAGGGTAACCGTATCTTCCATGCTGGAGGAACCGATGTACCAGTTGCTGATGGCGGGACTGGAGCCTCTTGCCTTACTGACGGCGGTGTATTGCTTGGAAGTGGAACAGATGCAGTAACGGC